AAATCTGCCGTTAGCAAAAGCATCTTGAATAACAGATGCAATAATATTTGTTGAAGCATTAAATACTCTAGCCATGCCCTCAAGCGATAAATGAGGCATACCGCCGAAAATAAAAAGTGCTTCTTTATAGTTTTTAATTGTTTGTTCTATTTCATTTGACATAATTTTTTCTTTCTCCTTGTTTTGCTTGTAATTACCGTCATTTACAGTTATCAACAATTTGTTGATAACTGAATTTTTATGCTGCATACATTGCAGAAAAGCCTTTTAACATCTGCATTAATGTTTCATTAGCTGCGGAGCTGCCGTTTTGAGCTTCTTCCCATTTTTCTAATATTTTTTCTGAATATGCGGATTTTTTATCTTCTTTTTCGGCGAAAAGGTTTTCTTTAAGCCAGTTTTCAACGGCTAAACAGAAATTTATTCCGTATAATGCGTTATGAACGGTTACATAATGTATATTAAGCTCTCTTGCTATATCTTTTTGAGTTATCCCTTTTTGAAGCAGCAAACTTTTTATAAGGTCTACACGTTCAATTTTCTTTGCCGGATATTTTTGAGCGGTCATGCTTGTTCTTGTATCCTGCCTTAAAACTTTTTCCTGCTGAAAATTTTCATATCCTTGATTTAATTTATCTTCAAGAATTTCACTTGCCCATGCTCTAAATCTTTTGCCTGTTTCTGAATTTATTCTGAAACACACATAAATGATTGTTTTTAAATTATAAACGTCTACATTGTACTGTTTACCGTCATTTGCAGTTATTAAGATTTTCTTAACAACTGAATTTCTATCGAGTTCATTGGCTTCTATGAATTTTTTTATATGCATTGAAACATTTGGTACAGTCGTTTTGAGCATGTATGCCATCTGTTTTTGAGTAAGCCAAACATCTCTTTTAGTTTTCCTTACGGGAATGGATTCTTCTTCATTAATCTGAAACTCTACAATTTCAGCGTTTTGAATCTGTTCCGTTGTTGTTAGTTCGTTTGTCATGTTTTTCCTCCTTGTTTTTGTGTTAATATACTTTTATGAATAATGTAGTAATTTTTGATGAATATCGTAATGTTGAAGAAGAAAACGGCTTTTATATTAAAGAGTTTGTTTCTCTTCTTAACGAATATCTTTTAAAAGGTTCTCCTGTTGTTGTGTTTAGACAGCCCGTGATAAAGCCCGATTCTTACTACGCTAAAAATCCTTCGTTTCCTATACTTACTGCAGAAGATGTTAAATATACCGAGTATTATTTTTATAAAGACGGTTTTAAAGCGGTTCTTATTGTTCAAATTCCTGATGAAGTGTATTGCGAGGAGTTTGAAAAAGAACATTTCCCAAATATTACAGTCCTTGAGCCAAGTACAAAGCTTTGCCGTTTTGATTAATTCTTCTTCCTGTTTTTTGTACTCATCCATTAAAAGATTTAATTTGTGTTCGCAATATTTCAGTTTGTCTACTCCGTGCGGATAGTATAGGTGCATTGTCTTTTCCTCCTATATGCCTAAATTTTCTTTTTCATCTTTAAAATTATGTGCTTCAGCAGCTGCTTTAAGTATGGTCATAGCTTTTTGATATGCTTTAAAACTGCCTTTTATCGCATTATTTATTAAATCCCCAGTACTTTCCTTTTCTTTAGTTTCAACTATTTCAGGAATTGTGGGAATGTTTTGTTTTACAGGTGTACTAAATTTATATTCCTTTATCTGATTTGTATGTTTTTTCAAAAAGTCTTCTGCTGACATAACTATTGGCGAACCAGACCTTTTAATATATAAATTTGATTTTTTCTTATTTTTAAAATCGCCATTTATATAACCGATTGTTATTCCAGTATCATTAATGCCTAAAATAAATCGTTCAATTCTTTTAGAAACTTCTCTTCCATTTTCTTGAGTATAATAAACATCAAGATATTTAGAACATCCGTCTATATAATGGTCTTGTATGAGAGGTAAATCTTCCGTGTCAATGAGAATTTCATAGGTTTTTCTATAATTGCTTTTATTTTCTTGAAATATTTTTGTCGTTTCACCTTCAATAATAAATGTAGTGCAAGGATTTTTGCCTTTTAATTTTTTAATTAATCCCATGTTTTTATCCTCATATTTATCCTAAATTCCCAAGTTTTCTTTAAGCCAGTTTTCAATTTTTTCATTATGTCCTTTGCCGTTAATAACATTGCTTACCCAGACATAAGAAAGTCCCAGTTCTTTTGCAATTTGTTGCTGCGTAATACCCTTGATACGTAATAAACAATTAATTTTCATTGCACGCTTAATATTTCTTTTAAGAGTATTTTTGTTATAAAGCGTTTGTTTTATCATTAAACTATCCTTTAAAACTAAAATTTAAAACTTATACATTTCTTGAAATAAGTATAATAAACTTATACTTATATGTCAAGGGTATAAAACAATTATATTTTTTGGAGAAAAATTCATGGACTTAGAACAGGCAAGAACATATTTTGAAAGGGTTACTAATCAGCGAATTAGCAACACTAAACTTGCTCAAGCATTAGATATGAAATTGCCTAATATATCCAAAAAATTAAAAGAAAAATCAAAATTAAAACAATGCCATCTTGAGGCTCTTGAAAGATTTTTTTGTTTTAAAATGCCTCCGAATGTAGAAAAATATTTGAATGAAGCACCGAATGATTATGAATTACTTGAAGAAGTAATTGTTAAAGTGATAAATTATTTTAAAAATAATATTTTACCAATTATGATGACTCCAGAAAGAAAAGCGAGATTAATTGTTACAATTTACAAAATGGTGCAATACAGCGGTTATGAAATTAATGATACATTAATTGAAAATTTAACCAGATTAATGGATGATTAATTGCAAAATAAAGCCTTTGAGTGGTATGCAAAATTTTTTTGCATACCACTTAACTATTGATTTTACTGCATTTTGAACTAAGAAATATCTTTTCGCAGTTCAAAACTATTGTTACATCTTTGTTTTGAACTTGCAAATATTTTTTGCATGTTCAAAAACCGCGCGGTTGTCAAGAGTTGCGGAAAACGCAACAGGCTCATTTCCAAAGAAAAGCGGAATAATGCAGAGTTATACCCCCGCATTATTCCTAGGCATATAAAAAAGGAGGTGTCTTTTCCCGTAACAGGAAAAAACAAAACCAAGAAAAACAAACTTTATATTAAATTGTCAAGGTGCGAAATTTCAGTAAGGCGGAGTCTGCCGGAGGCAGCGAGCCGGAAGTATCGCCGAAATAGTGAGCGGCGGTTTTCCGTTTAGGAAAACAGAGCGAACGGCTTGAAGGCGTGAAGGAAATTTCAAGACGCACCGCTCTCTTAATTACTTCCCCTTTTCCATAAGCAGCTCCGTTAATTTAACAGTTAAATCTGCAATTAATTCATCCTGATGAGTATCGTCTATACGCATAAACTCCCTGCGCGGCATGTTCATATTGCATTTAAAACTTGTTATTGTCCTCTTTTTTTTATTTTCTCTTTCTTTCATTACAGTTTTTGTACAGCCGAAATTATGCGCGGCAGCGTAATCCGTACCCGCTATTACAGCAGCCTCTGTCTTTGAAGCTTTAGAATGTATGCTTTTATGCAAATCACCTTCTAAAGTTAAAATACTGCCTGTTCTATTCTGTTTCATGCGCTGCTTTTTCCAATTATCAGACCACTCTTTCCATTTTTCGCCCGTATGTTTTCCTTCTGTTTTAAAGTTTTCATCAACGGTGCTTTTTAAGAAATGAGCGGCTATACGCATTAATGGCGTTAAATCATCAAGCTTTTTTGCTGCTTCTTCTAAAAACTTTATAACCTCTTTGGCTTTAAATTCGGCTTCAAATATTTTTTTTGTCATTTGTTTATCCTTATTTTTTAGTTATACTGAGATTATTTCTGGTTCCTTACGTCCGTGCTTCGCACGTCCTCAGGATGACGCTGCATTTCACTCCGCCTTACGGAAATTACGCCATTTGTGTTTCAGGCGGGCTTGTCGGTATGCCTAAATTGCCCTCGTGTGTATGCTCATTATATGTATCGCGCATTTTCTGCATTGTGCCTTTTTTATCTTCCACGCTGTCTCCTTTAATTTTTTCTTCTGCCGTGATATCTCCTTTACTGTCTATATCGCCCTCGCAGCTTATATCACCGGCGCAGCTTATATCATCAGAACAGGTTATTTTTGAATTGACAATTATATCTTCAGCATTAAAAAATAATTTCTTAGTTCCCGGAATGTGAGAAATAGACACACCGTCCGAAAACACTACAAATTCTGCGCCGCCGAGCTCCGCAGGAGCCGCATCAGCATCATTATAAATCTGCCCTAATACTGCGCCCTCTGTCATATCATCATTTAGTACGGCAGAAACTAATGCGCCGATTTCCGGCGTATGCCCCGATTTATTCTGCATGGTAAATAACTGCGGAATGTCTAAAAAATTTGTTTCAAAATTATCGTATTCGGGAATCCGTATTTTCGCTTTATATCCTTGAATTTGTGTTATTATGCCTTTTACATACATTGTTTATTATCCTTTTGTTTATTGCATTCCTCCTCCCTAACCCTCCCCCGGCGGGGGAGGGCAGGGGAGAGGGGGCATCAGCCGGCTTTAAAACGCTTTGCGCTTTTTCCGTTTACGAAGCAAACATCCATATTACCAGCCAAACGGCAAAGCTGTTTATCAAAATTGCTGAGGGAATAATAATTAATACCAAGTAAATAATTGTTTCAAGTTCATCATTTAACATTTTTGTATATCTCCCGTTATCTTTAACCCTGTGCTGTCAAGAGTTCTTTTTGAGCTTTTTATGTGATACATTCCTTCAAATTTTCCTGTTCCGGTCAAATTAAAATTTATTCCGGCTGTAAAATATACAACAGGACTGTATGTTTCAAGCCTTTTTAAGGGAATTGAAAGCTCAATGCCTCCTGTTATTTCTTTAGAGCCGTCTTTAAGGCAGGAAAGCGCAATCTGTTCTGCTTCTTCAACGCCGCTGCATTTCCTGTAAATATTCAGTGTATCGCTTAACTGTGTGTTACCCTCTGCCGTATAAGTTTTAAGCGTTTTTGACTGAGCATCAAAATACTGCACGCGGCATTTACCGTACATTTTAGCCGTGCTGTCTGTCAGATTAACATTTTTCAAATCCGTCTTATTAAGCGTAAATAAAGGCTTCTGCTCTGTAATTTCATCAAGCTTTATAAATGTCAGCGCATTATCTTTAATGTTAAAGATATAGCCGTACATCTTTGCAAGGCGTTTTAAAAAAGAAATATCGCTTTCATTTTTCTGAACTATGAAGCCTGCTGTATCGCTGCTTAAAGAGCCTAAGACCTTAAAACCGTATTTTGAGGCAAAAGAAGAAGCTATCTGCTTAAAAGATTTTCCGGAATGATTTATGACGTTATTTGTTCTTACCGGAAAATTGATTGAAGTTCCTAAAGCTTTTACCTGAACAGTATCGCCTGAAATATCAAAATCAAAAGTATTTTCATCAATCGTTAAAGTGCCGCAGTCAAAATTTTCGCCGCCAAAATCAATAGAGCAGGTTAATTTATCACCCTTTTCCGGATACCATAAATTTGCAAAATAACTGTCTGAGTCATTCAGCGTTATGTTTAATTCATCCGACTGCTCATCCTCATAGTCAATAAAAGACAATGAATTTAAGTATTTTGAAATATCCTTTGAACAGTCTTTTCCGTTATATAATAATTTAACCGAGGGTTTCGGCACTAAACTGTTATCCATAAGATTTTCTTTCTTTCCTGTTCTTTATTCGTGTATTTAAAAGTGTATTTTCTGTAAAGTTTCCAGCCGTATTGAAGGCACTGCCATAATCTTGAGCGTGATGCGCCGAAATAATCCGCTGCCTGTGAAGCATTCTTGAATATTTCGCCTGTTTCGGCGCATATAACTCTTTTGCCGCGTCTGTATTTCCTCTTTTCAGGCAGTTTTTTTCTTAACCGGCATAAAGCCGTCTGCTTTAAATTCTCAATTTCCTGCTCTGTGAGTTTTAAAAATTCCTCCCAGCAGTTTTTTATATAATCTGCATCTTTATCTGCTAAATATGTATCAAGTTTATTCATTGTTTAAACTTTCTTTACTTTCTGCGTAAAAAGGCTTTAAACCGCCCTTAAAGTTTGGTATAATATTTGTAATAGA